AACTGACCAAGAAGCTCTCTGTGACCACTGCATCGCCTACTGTGCAGGCGTTGGTTAAGACTACCGTTGTGCCTGTGGTGGCTGTGTAGTCTGTTGATGTTAGGCGTACCCCGTTACGGTAAACGTCAATGTAACCAACGGTGTAGGAAGGCACACTGAATGATGTCTGGCCCGCTGTTGCCGTGAAGTCTGTTACGGTTCTGTAGGCTGTAGTCGTTACTCCGCTGGCTGGGATGCCAAGGTATCTGACGCTGATGTTGCTTGTACCGCTTGGAGGCGCGGCAGAGAAGGTCAGGGTTGTTCCGGAAACGCTGTAAGTACTGGGGTCTTGGAGTACACCAGTAATCGCTACGATTATTGAAGACGTGTTGGCAGGAGCCACCGTCATGGTGAACGCTGTTTGTGAGCCTGTCCCTGAGAATGTATCGGTCAGGAAGGCGGCTGAGATTGGGGCGTTGCCTATGTAACTCATGGCTTGGGATACTCCTGTTTCACCGCATCAATAGCGGCTTTCCATGCGTCTAGTCCACCGTGGTACAGCAGGTCAAACTGGTCAGCAAAAGATGGATAGGCTATGGCTCTTTGTTCTTTGTATGCATATGGGTCAATCCAACTAGTTAGTTCTTGTTCTGAAGGTTTTGCCACATCTTCAGACAGCCATGTAAGACCTTCATAGGTATCGCCATTCAATGTCCATTTTGCAGTTGGGTATAAAGCAAATAAAGGTTTTGAAAAATCTGTCATGCCGCAATCTCCATTACTGTTATGTAACTTACTGAACGCAAAGAGTCAGAACTATTTGTGTCATCTCCAGAGCGATTTATATATGTTCCAACAGAAATACTAGAGACTTGTACTCCGTAAGTAGTTGCTGAAGTAGTTGCTGGAGAATCTAAATAAGTTAAACTTTGATTCCAATTCATGATTGTGTAACCAGCCGCCGAACCTCTATAACCGCCACCTGCAAAAGAACCTCTTGAGCGAGAACTAGCAGAATCTGCTAAGGATAGTTGTGTGGTAGTAGCACTAATCGTTCTAGTTAGTTTTGGAGCGCCACCCTGAGCATTTTCAGAGGTCATTGATAAATTACAAAATACCAATATTTTGCTACTAGAACTTGTTGGCGTAATAGAAACAGTTAACCCAGTTACTGCCGTATCTGTAACACTAGCGCTTGTAACAAATGTGTCTGTTTTTACAGTTTGCACCACTTGCAACACAGACCCTGTAGGGACGGTGCTAGCGGGTACAGACCTAGAGCCTGTAATTACAGACCCCAATACTGAACTAATTCCTGTTGAGTCTATTGTTGATACTGCCATTATTTGTTCTCCAGCGCTTCAATCCGAGCGGTTAGTGCGTCATTCTTTGCTGAAAGCTCTTGTATAGCCGCAGTTAGTGTTGCTACTAGGAATGACGTGTCAATGCTTTGGTGCATTGGTTTTCCATCATCGTCTACTGCGTCTTTTGTCCCTTCAACCGCTTGAGGGCAAACCTCTGCTAACTCATGGGCTATAAAACCTTCTCCATCAGAACCATCAACTTTCCATTTGTAAGTTACAGGTTTAAGTTGTGCTACTTTATTCAATGCGCCCGTCATTGGCGCAATGTCTTCTTTTAGTCGGTAGTCAGAAGAAGTGTTATATGCAGTTGTAGAACCAGTTACAGATATATTTCCAACAGCCGTTGCGTTGTACTTAAATTCTTGAATTTGCCCTGTTGATGTGTTTCTATTAAGAATTAAATTAAGCCCCGGTGCTGTTGTACCTATTGGATAAGTTGAATCACCGACTTTTGCATACGTACCAGTAGTAGCATCCCATGTTTGTATGGAGCCAGTAGTACGAAAGTAAACAGCCCCGACAGAGTCGATACGCATGGCTTCAGAACTTCCGCTACCACTAAAAGCCATAAAGTTTGAACCATATGTGCAAGCACTAATATAGGCTTGAACAGCAGAACCGCTTGTTCCGTAGTTAGACCAAACAATACTTTGTCCAGCAAGACCGCCAGTTGTGGTACTTGAAGTTAAATGAAGTCCCGCATTTGAAGTCGTCCCTGCCGCAGTAAAAGTACCAGTTGATTGCACCATTAATTTTGATTGAGGCGAAGTAGTACCAATCGCCACGTTTTGTGAGGTGTCCACAGTAATTGCCGTAGTACCCGCAGACTGCAAAGTCAGGTTGGTTGATGCCGCACTTGTGATTTGATTGATAGTTGGCGTTGTAATCGTAAGACCAGAGGTCAAAGAGTTAGTCGTCACCGTACCCTGACCCGGTGCAATCACCTGAGTTATCGGGCTTGTGTAGTACACATAAATGTTGTTAGTTCCGCTAGATGGTGCGGAAGTAAATGTGATGGTGTTGCTACTGACTGTATAGGCTGAACTGGGGTTCTGGGCTACGTTGTTAACCACCACCTGTACTTGCGCTACAGACGCGACTGGGCGAGACAGCGTGAATGCGGTCGTACTTGCGTTACCGCTGAAGTAATCAACGGCTGGCGTGAAAGACTGCTGGGTAGAGGAGTTACCAATTACTGCCATATTAGAGCACCGTCATTCCTGATACCCAAGCATCTGCCGAAGAAGATGCGCTTGAGACTATTACCAAAGCATCGCTTGCCTGCAACATAATCCTGCTGCCTTGGATACATTCATTAGACCCGCCTACCGCCACGGTAGCGCCTTTGACTATGTAGTAGTTGACCGCTGAACGGGTAACGTAGACATCACAAGTGATTGGGCTAGAAGATGTGTTTGACACAATAAGGCTGGCTACAGCCAAGGTCGTTGATGACGCTACTGTCGTGGCAGTCGAACCGCTGGTGCTGACGTTCTTTACCGCATAGGATACGTTGGTGTATGTAGTCATGGTTTATCCGTTTATCAGTCCCATAAAGTACGCTTGGTCAAGAATGTTCTGCGTAGGGGGGTTGTTAGTCACCGAGTATTCGGCAGGGTAGGTTACGAAGACATCCTTTGTCCCCGCGCTAAAACTAAGTGCTGATGGCTGTGTAGCTGAACTGTTTGATAACACCGTTGTACGGGCTAGGGTTGTTCCTGACGAGGCATATGTGCCAATGCCAACCTCCCACTCAGAACCTGTTTGACTAGCGATGGTGTAGTACGTTGTGTTTGCGTTGCCAATAACAGCAAAAGACTGAAACCCCGTAGAGGCCCCAAGCAGAGTCACTGTTCCCGTACCAGTCGTTGTGGTGGTTTCTTTTACCCGGTCTGCTAGTACAAGAGCCATATTCTTCCTTAATGCACTACCGTATCAATTAACACCCAGTTGGCGGTTTCTGCATCGTCTACCAATGCCCAGCCAGCCGTCTGCGCGTCCGCTATATTTTGCCAGTTTGCACTCTGACTGTCTATGACAATCGTCCAGTAAACAGCCGCCACTGTACCAACATAACCTTGAGCCGAAACACCAGACAAAACAACGGAAATAACTGGAGCAACCGTGCCTACATATGCTTGTGCAGAGTTACCCGTTAATACCGGACCAACATCCGGAACTATTGTGCCAACATAACCCTGCGCGGATACCCCCGTTAGGGTAATAGAAATCGTTGGTCCAACTGCACCTGCATATGCCTGCGCCGCATCCCCTGTCTCAGACTGCGACCCTGATGGAATAACTGTGCCAGTAAAGCCAGAAGCAATTAGCCCCGACAGAGACCGAGACATTGTTACGCCAACTGTCCCAGTAAGCGCGGATGCAGATACGCCTGTCAGCGCAACGACAACTACGTTTTCCCCTAACGAGGCATAAGGTGCTTGTGCGTATGCGGATATGCCGAACATGGTTTAAACGGCTTTAGCCGCCTCCGCTTATGTAGTTGCAATACGCAACAGGGCAGACGTACTGTTGTTAGTTGGCATTGTCAGGGTAAATGTACCCGCCGTAATTGTCTGTGAACCAAACGTGTAAACAGCCACAGCCTTGTTAGACTGGGTAGAGTTGTACATCAACATAGCATTAAAGGCGGTCAAGGTAACTGACGTATACGTAATACTTGACGAAGGAGTCCAGTAGCCTACGCCAGCCGTAGATGAGGTGTTAACTGACAAAGGGGCTGTAGCATTAGTAATAGCTACCCCGCCAGCCGTATAGCCTGTTCCTGTAACTTCTCCAGTAGCCGTGTAAACAGTAGCAGTTGCGTCAATCGTTGCGCTTGCAAAGTACAAAGCGGCTTTAAAAGAATCAGCAGCCGAAGTTCCACGCGTGGGGGATGCTCCAAAATTATGGGTTGCGGTTAACACTTCCCCCAAGAAAGATGAACATACTGATGCGGTGTTTGCCATGATGATTCCTTATGCAAATTGCCCTGATTCACCGCCAATCGGTGGCATCTTTTTTAAAGTCACATGGGCAGAACGGTGGACTAACTCTGCGTTTTTCCAGTATTCAACCCAAGTGGTTAATTCGTTATCGTCTTCAAATGTGCCTTCCCGTTTTTCCAAAAGGGAGTCATCCATCTCGCCATAAATTGTGTTTACCAGCATTACGTAATCCTTATGATGGCTGAAGTGTTAGCGACTGCGGGGAATTGTACGGTGAATGTGGCTGTAGAGGTCTTGTCCGAGCCAAAATCTAATACACAAACTGCCCCGCCAGCCCCTGCCTTGTATATCAAAGCACCGCGTGCAGTAAGTGCGCTAGTCCACGCAGAGTCATCAAACGATATATACGATGTAGCCGCGCCCGTCTGGTTACCAATAGTGGGAGCCTGCGCTATGGTCAAAAGGTTTCCACCCGCCGTGTAGCCTGTAGCCACCACCTCGCCCGTGGCTGTGTATGCAGTTGTTGTTGCGTCAAGCGTTGCTAAGTTGGTATACAACGCCAGATAAAAACTGCCAGACGTAAAGTTAAACGTGCCATTCATTAGCCCCGTTTTAAAGGCGTTGCATGTCCAATTTCCCGTGAAGGCCATTACTGAACTCCACTATTTTGCGGCAGAGGAGCCACGCGAGCCTGACCACTACGGTACGCATCACTACGCTCCAGACCATCTCCAAGACGTTTAGCCAAGGCAAGTGCCTCCTTGTACTTGGTGTCGTACAAAGTAATGATGTCTGCTTCGCCCTTCATGTAGGTGTACGCTTCGACTAGACAGCCATACAAAAGGACGGTATCAAAGTTATCCCCCAACCAAGTGCTACTGGCGGTGGTGATTGACTCAGGGTAATAATAAAAATGCAGTTCTACGTTGTAAGACGCATCGGGTGTTGGGCCAACAATAAACGACAACTCAGTCGTAATGGTGCTACCAGAAATAGTCGGGCCAAACAAACCATAGTACTTTGGCAACCCGCTGTAAGCCGTACCCGTTTCTGGGTATGCCTCACGGATAAAGTTCACATCCTTGTTTAGCAGGTATGTGTAGCGCTCAGTGCTGGTGCCGTAGTTCTCAATCACCGCCAAAGAGTACGCAGACAAGAAATCTGGCGGGGTAGATAGATACTTTAAACCAGAAGTCAAAGCACCAATCATGTTCTTACGCAACGATGGAAACTGAACAGAGTTATAGATACGCTGCTCTGCTTGCTCAATAAAGCGATTCAACTGGGTCGTTGAAGACACAACAGTGCTGTCCGCCAAAGTGGTAGACGGAAAGTTATTTTCTGTGTAAGTTTGAATCGCTGTAATGAGTTCGCTGTATGTCACGCCATCGGTCCTCTAGACATAGTGCCTTTGGTGGCACAGCCTGTACCGCGCATTTTGATGCCGTCGGTCTTAATAGGCTCATTACCAGCAGAGTTGCTAATAGCACCAATGCTGACATCCATCGTGTCTAACTTACTGCGATTAGGTGGAAAGCCGGGGTTTGTACCAAACTCCACAGGAGCCTTGGTCATTTTTTTACCCGACATATCGTGTGGCTGTGCATAGACGCTGGCTGGGCCAACTTCTTTGCCGCCTTTTTTCATACTGAATTTAGCCATTATTTGCCCCTTTGGTTTGCCACGCGAGCCATGTTGCGACCCATAGACTTCATCATGTCATTAGATACGCCACCTTTAGCAAACTTGGTTGGTTTCATGCCTTGGTGCATTTTTTTCTCATGCTTATTTATCATTGAACCAATCATCTTCTTGTCCTGCTTTAAATCTGCTTTATCCATTTTCAACTCCTAAGTTGTTGCTACTGTAACTGTACCCAATTCCACCTCTAAAGCCAAGTTATTTGGCGTTAGTACGGCATCAAAACTGCTTGCTCCACCAACAGGGTTCCAGCCCCATTGAAACACTCGACTGCCCCCACCAGAATACCCATCTGCTAACAAACCAGATACTTGGTAACTCACATCAGGACGCGGGTCACGTACACCTTGCGGGTCATCAACTGGGTACATACCCAACGATAACTGTGGTTGATCTGGGTCCCAACAAGCGGGGCAGACCAGTAGGTTGTACGTCTTTGTCTTGATTACTTCCTTGCGTAACACAGTCAGCTTAAATCTAAACCCACATCGGTCACACTCAGCAATCGAATTCTTGCCGGATGAAAACCTGTTAGCCATTAGATAAACATCTGACGGGGAACAAGACGGATCGCTGCACGTTCCTGATCTTCATCCGCTGCCGTCATCCATGCCTCGTCGTACTGCGCTTTCAAAACCTGCAATCTCTCCATACCACCCGGCACTTTAAGCGCTAAATAGTAAGCCAAACCTGCTGTCAAGCAGTTAACAAATCTAAATGGTACGTCCATGACGTTAACGCCCCCGCCAGCATCTTGCACGCGACGCATACGCCAGTACACAAACTGGTATGTCTGGGAGCCGTCTGGTGTAGGCCAAACGGTGATGCTTTGCTTTTGAACCAAAACAATTGGAGCACTGGCAGTGTGGGCTGCGGCAGTCGTACCATCTTGCCCGCGTGTGCAGTTCAAAAGATACGCTGGTGTGGCACCATCTGCCACAGAATATTCGTTGTAGCCAATTAACTCACTACCTATCTGAATAAAGCCTGCGTTTGGCACGCCTGTAAGGCTACTGATTGGGATAGAGGTGGCTGTGGCAGTAATTGTCGAAGACAAGGTGCCTGTTAAAACCGCAGACTGCCCTGTCAAACGCTGAATCCACACTTGGATTGGACGGCCTTGGGTTAACTTGTTAGGGAGTGTGGCATAAGTAGAAACACTAATACGCGTAATCGTTAAGTCCGCTTGGTTGCTTGGGCTGTTCGCTTGCGTACGAATAACATGTTCAAGAATGTCTGCGGTATCGTCTGGCAACGCGTATGTGGGCTGGCCTTGGGTCAGGGTAATGACATCCTGCTCAAACGTCCACATATTGACGCCACGATTTGCCCAATCGGCAAACAACAAGTTTAAAGACCTGCGAGCAGTTCTTAAGTCGTAACCCGTACGCATCTCCGAACCCACGCGTTCGAACGCTTCCTCTACTATTTCAGAGAGGTCTAGGTTAAACGCCGAGGTTCCGGAGGTGTATGCCATTACTCGTCTTTCGTCGACTCTTCTTTAGCAAAGTGTGCTTCAACTTCTTCGTCAGTTGGTTCAACGGCTAACAAATCTGGTGGGTCTTCAACTACAGGCTCTTCAACTACCACAGGTGTAAATTGACTTTGAATTTTGTCTACTAAAGCATCTAAGGCTGGATCGTTAACACCTTGCGAACTTAAATACTGAGCAGCTCTTGCGCGAATAGCACCAAGAATTAACAAGTCTTCTTCGGGGGTTAGGGTGAATTGAGACATGAGTGTTCCTTTTATCTAAAATTTGCTGTTTTCTTAGCTATGCCTTTTGGCTGTGCCACAAACTGTTTACCAGCCTTTTTACCCGCACGCTTTGCACGGGTCGTAGCCGCATACTCTGCTGGTGACAAAGACTTAATCGCCGCCTCTGGCAAATAACGCTCTCCCGTTTTGGAAGAAGGTTTCCCTGACTTAGTGCGCCATTTCTGGTCGCCCCAGTTTTTAAGGGATTGCTGTGGCGCTTTCAATCTCTGTAACCTCCGCCAGCCGCTTTGTATTTCTTAGCGACTAGTTGTGCTTTGCGTGCTGACCACTGCCCTGCACCTGTGCCCTGAGTTGCTGCGGCTTTTACTTGGGACACAATCTTCTTGCGAAGACTGGGCTTTGTGTAATTACCAGCAGCGTTAACCGTTCCACCTTTTTTAAATTGGGTGAAATCAGTATCATCCCGTCGGGCAGTCTTCTTGCCTTTGGGCATTTTGCTGGGGGCTACTGCCCCCATTCCACGGCTGGGCATCATAGGTTTAGCAGGCTCTGCCGCCCTTGTTCATACCAATCATTTTGCCTTTGGTCTTGCCTTTAACAGCAACACCGTCACGGCTAGGGGCAGCAGTCTTTACTTTGCCCATGCTAGTCATGCCACCAGAAGCCATCTTCTTAGTAGCGCCTTTTTTCTTAGCCATCATTGCCATGAAGCCGGGGTTCATTTTGCTTGCCATAGTGTCACCACCTTTTTTAAAAGTTTTGCCT